CGCTGAGCAGCAAACGGAGACCTCCTTATAGGAGTCCCCTCCTCGTTGGTTCAGGTTTCGAAGAGGAACCTGGCTAGATATAAGGACTATCCCTTATAAAGGGATTGTGCATCTATAGTAAGACTAACTCAGGGTCATACTTTAGGATCAGATCGTCCACCCAAGACTCAGATAATCTCATGAAGAAATTACCGTCGTCTTGAGTCAGCGATCTTAACCTTAGGGTATCGCCCGAGTCCGCGTCCGAAAACGAAAAAGCATGTTCGCTTTCATCTTCCCCTGCTGCTAACAGACTATAATCTGTGTCGAACAGAAGTTGCGCGTCAAGCCAGTCTTTGGTTTTACGTGTCTGACTGTACATCAATATAAACTTAGGCGTACTATCTGCGTCCGATAATAATACGGATACAGGTACATCCTTGGCGAAAATTGAATTTCGACCGATGAGTTTATCTGTTGACAGCCGGCAGAGGTTTAACCCATATGCTGACTTTGTTTTCCTATAGAAAGGAAGCGTCTCAAGGAATGAATCCTTGACACTGTAATTGACCTTGACAAAATTTGTTATTCTAAGGAAATCCCTAATTGAAGGGTTCCTTGTCTTAACATAAAAGCCACGGACAAAAGTGCCGTTATTAAAGTCGGCACCACAGCTCTCCCGGAACGACGTTTCGATTGAGAACGACTTTTCAGCGTTCAATTTAAAACCAATCGATTCGAAGAACCGTTCAAACGACTTCCTCGCTCTACTTAAGGCGACAATTAAGTCATCGCCGTACGTAGAAACTAAATATGCAATGCAACGATCTAATGGAGCTTCACTTAAATTGAAACCCCAGTTCAAGAGAAATGCGACTGTTAAGGCAAAGAATATGAGGGATTCTAGTTCGAAAGTGAACGAGTATCCCATAGGAAAGCTTCGGTACGTGTACCGTTGCCCCTTCCATTCAAAGCCAAGACACGACGATCTCTGCATCATGTCCCAGAGCTTTTGGCACTGGGGTCTAGGTTTCCCTAGCAGAACCTCTTCCAAAATCGGAAAAGTAATTCTATCAGAAGCAGATGAAAAGTCGTAGGTATCAAAGAAATTAGTTTTGGATGCTATCCAAGCTAAAACTTGATGATCCCGTGCGCACGTATCAAGATTATGATTGACGTTGCAAGACCTTATGCTCCGATACGCTTTACGTATCCATTCGCCTATACCTTTTTGTTTAGCTTTACGCAAAACAGAGGTTATAGTTATCACCCTA